GAGTCATACGCCATCGCACGACAGAACAAGTGGATGAGCGCGAACGAAATCCGCGAGAAGGAAAACATGAACCCCATCGAAGGAGGTGATGAGTATGAGAATCCGAACATCACCGTTAATCAGGACACTCCTGAGCCTGTTCCGAGCGAGGAAGCCGCATGAAGATCGAAAAACGAACAGTCAAGTTCAATCTCGAAAAGCGAGAGGACGAAGGAAAGCCACCTAGGCTGATTGGTCATGCCGCGGTGTTCGATGAACCAACACCGATCATGGACTTCCATGAAGTTGTTTCGCGTGGAGCATTCCGGGAGTCCATCAAGCAGGATGATATCCGGGCATTGTTCAACCATGACCCGAATCATGTACTGGGACGGAATACCGCCGAGACCCTTCGGCTGAAGGAGGACGACAAGGGATTGTTCATCGAGATCGACCCGCCGGACACGCAGTTTGCGAGGGACTTGATGGTTTCGATGGACCGGGGAGATATCTCCCAGATGAGTTTCGGCTTTCAGGTATTGAAAGACGAATGGACACGCGAGGAAGGAAAACCCGATCTTCGCACGCTGAAAAAAGTGAGGCTTTTCGATGTTTCGCCAGTGACGTTTCCCGCGTATGACGGCACTGACATTGCAGTTCGCTCACACGCGGCTTGGATCAAGTCATTAACCAATGTGGCAAAGCGGAAACGTCTGAGCCTGAATCTACGGAGGAAGAAATGAAGACTCTTCAAGAGTTACTCGAAAGAAAGGCGGAAGTCATTTCCAAGATGGAGGAAATGCTTGCGCTGGTTGAGAAGGAAAGCCGTGATTTCACGGCTGACGAGGAAACATCGTACAACACGATGGAAACGGAACTCGACGGGCTGGACAAGGACATCAAGTCTGCCGAGCAGAAAGAGGAACGCAGCAAGCGGGTCCTGGAGGAAAAGCGCAAGCTGACTTCCGTAAAGCCCATGGCGACGGTCCCGATCACGTCGAACGAGGAAGAGTGGCGAAACCTGAGCGAATTCATGTACACGGTCGCCCACAACCCCAACGACTACCGGCTACAGGAACTTCGCGTCCAGCAGATGAAGGATGGGACATCGGGGGGTTTTGCGATTCCCTCGCAGTTTCGCGCCGACCTCATGATGGTTGACCCACAGGCCGCGATTGTCCGTCCGAGAGCGACGGTCATTCCTGCCGGTGATCCCCCGGATGCGGAGATCAGCATGCCCGCGCTGGACCAATCCGCCGCACAGAACATGTACGGTGGCGTCACGGTCTACCATCAGGGCGAATCGGACCAGATCACCGAGTCCACGGCCAACCTTCGCAAGGTGACGTTGAAGCCCCACAAGCTGACGGCTTACTGCACAGCATCCAATGAACTGCTCCGCAACTGGTCGGCTTCGGGACAGGTTCTTCCACAGCTCATGCGGTCTGCCTTGAGCGGTGCGGAAGACACCGACTTCTGGACCGGGAACGGCGTCAATCGTGCCGTTGGTGTGACCCAAGCGGCTGCAGGGATCGACATCACACGCGCAGGTGCCAATGCGGTTGCCTGGGCGGACATCTACAACATGGTGTCGCGGGCGAAGATGGGCGGCAGTCTGGTATGGGTTGCCTCCCAGACGGTCCTTCCCCAGTTGATCCAGATCGCGGATGCCTCAAGTCGGGCCATCTGGACGCCATCGGCGGCTCCGGGGATTCCCCCGACCCTGTACGGCTACCCGGTGATGTTCAACGAGCGTTCCCCGGCATTGGGATCGAAGGGTGACTTGGCACTGGTTGACCTTCGTTACTACCTCATCAAGGACGGTTCCGGACCCACGGTCGCGTACTCGGAACACTTCCGGTTCCAGAACGATGAGGGTGCTTTCCGCCTGACTTGGCACGTTGATGGTCAGCCATGGCTGAACGGTCCAATCGCCTTGGAGGGATCGACCGCCAACACCATCAGCCCGTTTGTAATTCTGAACTAAGGAGATAGAGAGATGACATCAAGATTGGGCGAAGACTCACAAGTAGTCGGGAGTGAAATCCTCCCGGTTACTTCCGCGGCTGGCGCGACGTCCTTGGGGTATTCGATGGAAGATTGCTCCAAGATCACGTTCATCTGCGGTCTGGGAACGGTATCCGGTTCGACGGCTGGCGCGGTGCTCATGTCGGCACGCCAGTCCGGGGATGCCGGGTTATCGACGGCAGCGGCGATCAGCGGTGCCACGGCAGTTGTCGGATTCTCGACGGCCCTGCAGATCACCAATGTCCGTAGCGTGTTGCTGACGATGGCCTCTGCCTCGACAGACGCGCAAACCCTGACCCTGAATGGCTACACGTTGACGCAATCGACGGTGGGTTCTGCCACGGTTGCGACAGCCATGACCTTCGGGGCAACGGCTGGATCGACTTCGGCGGCTGGCCTTGCGGACATCAGCAATTCGCTGGCGAGCGTCATCAATAACTCGACGCTGAGTTATTTCATGACGGCTTCGACGCCATCGACTGCTACGGTTCGTATCGTTGCGAAGGACACGGCCTCGACCGGATTAACGGTTGGTTCCAGTGTTCACGTTCCAACGGTCGAGAAGGCCCATGCCATTGTTGAAATTCTGGCGGAAGACCTGAACTCGACGTCGAAGTATGTCGGTGTCACGCTTTCGACGGCACTGACGGCAACGGCTCCTTGTGTGACGGTCATCAAGTCCGGGTTGCGGAGCTCGCCTCCGTACCAGGCGGCGCAGGCGCACAAGAAGTCCACTTAACGTAGTTAAAGGAGGCAAAGTGAAGAAAGTTGCGATAGTCGGATGTTCGCAGTCGAAGATGTTGGCCCCTTTCGGGGATGAGGAGTTTGAGATTTGGGGGGTAAATAACCTTTACCCCCACATCCCAAGGGCGACACGATGGTTTGAGATTCACAACATCGAGAAGAAAGGCGATGACTACTACCGGCGAGAGGACATCAAGTTCAGGGGACAGGTCGTCAAGACCTACCTCGAGAAGATGGGCAGATGGTGTCAGGAACGGAACTGCCCGGTCTACATGCAGCAAGTCTGGGATATTGTCCCGACTTCTGTGCAGTATCCCTTGGGAGATATTCTCAATGTCTTTGGCGGATATTTCACCAATACCGTTTCCTACATGCTCGCCCTCGCCATATATGAGCAGTTCGAGGAAATCCACGTTTACGGAGTAGACATGGCGGTTGACACGGAATACCACCACCAGCGACCGAGTTGCGAATACTTCCTTGGCGTGGCGGTTGGCCGGGGCATCAAGGTCTACATTCCCGCGGAAGCGGACTTGTTGAAGACACGATTCCTCTATGGATTCGAGGAAGCGAAGAAAACCGCATGGGAGAAAAAGCAGGACATCATCCACCAGACGATGGAAGAAAAGCGGCAAAAGAAACTCCAGGAGATTGCCTTCCATGAGCAGGCCATCAAGCTGGCGAACAACGAAGTCCAGCAATACCTTGGGGCTGCCCATGCACTGAAAGAGACACGGAAGATTTGGTCATGAGGACATACAAGGTCATTTCACCATTCAGGAAGCGGACCCCGGAAGGAAAGATCATGACGGACATGGCCGGGATCGGGGAAGTCGTTGAACTGAACGACTCGGACGGCAAGAAACTCATGGCCGTTCAATGTGTCGTGCCGTTCGTGCCGGTCGAGGCGAGGGTGGTTGACCCTCCGGAAAACCGGAAACGCGGAAGACCGAGAAAGCATGATATTAACTCTGGTCACTGAATCGACCTCCGAGCCGATCACGGTTGACGAGGCCAAGACCTACCTCCGCATGGAGTCCACGGACTTCACCGCGGAGGACGGCTTGATCGGTTCATTCATCACGGTCGCCAGGAAGTACGCGGAGAACTACACCAAGACGGCATTCGTGACACAGACACGGAAGCTGATATTCGATGATTTCAGCGGATCGACGTCAACCATCGAACTCCCAAGACCGCCAGTTAGTACGGTTTCGTCCAACGTCAGCATCACTTACGTCGAGGACACGACCGCGGGAAATACCACGACCATTGCCAGCACTGTCTACACGGTGGACGCGGACTCTAGACCGGCAAGGGTTTTCCCGTCATACGGCAACGAGTGGCCGTCATCGGTCAGGGACCAGCGCAATGCCGTGACCATCCAGTTTGTGTCCGGGTACACCACGGCGAACGTCCCGGAGGACGTGAAGACCTGGATCAAGATGCGTGTCGCGGATATGTACGAAAACCGACAAGGACTGACGGAGGCACAGATGATGCGGCTGCCAAGGAGCCATCTGGATGCGTTGCTTGATCCTTATGTGATTCCCAATGTCCCATGAAAATCGGAAAACTGAGAAAGAAGATTGACATCGTGAAATTCATCGAGACACAAGATGCCTACGGACAGCCGGTGAAAACCCGGACGTATCATGCGGCGTCACGATGGGCAGAGGTCAATCCCAAGGCCGGGAGGGAGGCGTTTCTGCGACAACAGACGATCGACGAGAAGAACGTGACCTTCGGCCTTCGCTACATCGAAGGGATCACCCCGAAAATGGTCGTGGTCTATGGTGACGTGGACTACAACATCGAGTCCGTCCTGAATGTCGAGGAACGGAACCGTGAACTCCTGCTGGATTGCTCGAGGGTGTCGTCATGACGCTGGCAAAGATCACCGTCACCGGATTCGCGGAATTGTCTGCCGACCTGAAGAAGATCGAATCCGACCTGCAGAAGAAGATATCCCAAAAGGCCGTTCGTGCTGGCGCGAATGTCATCCTGAAAGCGGCTCGAGCCAATGCGCCGAAACGCGCCAAGGCATGGGAGGGCATGACCTACAAGAACCCTCCGGGAACCCTGAAGAAAGGGATCAAGGTCGCAAGGGCAAGGAAGCAGCCCAGAGGCATCGTCCGGGATCAGATCGGCTTTTCCGGCAAAGCCTGGTATGGGGCGCAGGTCGAGCGAGGACATAACATCATCCGGAACGGCAAGGTCATCGGGCATGCGGAAGCGCATCCTTTCCTTCGCCCTGCATTTGATTCAAACGTGGACAAGTCCATATCTACGGTCCGTGAAAAGTTGGACGCTGAACTTGCGGCCATCCCCTTGCAGCTATTGAGGCCGAAATGAATGGCACTGGAATCCAAACTATTCACGGCCCTGTCAGGTTCGACGCTGGTGACATCGGTGACTACGGGGATTTACCCCATGCGTGCGCCGCAATATCCGGTGTATCCACATATCATCTACACGCGGATCAGCGGGAACCAGATCAACGGGTTGAATGGCTACATGACAGCCGAAAGACCGTCGATCCAGATCGACATCTATTCAACGGGCTACGCGCAGGCGAAGTCCCTGAGCACGAGCATCCATGCCGTACTGGATGCCACAACCACCTTTCGGGCGATTCTGATATCCGATACAGACTTGTTCGAGGACGAAATCGACCGTTATCGGAGGATGCTGGAATTCTCATGCATCAATCTAGAGTAGTTCCGCGTCGGCATCTTGAAACCGTTTTGGGCCTCCTTTTCGGTGGATGGGTGCCGTCGCGGCCTTTTCCAAGAGGATTAAACCATGGCAATTGAATCGCAAGGCGTACTAGTTTTCTGGTCCACTTCGACGGCGCAGAGTACAGCCGTTGCCGTGGATGGCATCACAGGCTTCAACGGTCCTTCCGGGTCCGCGGGGGTCATCGACATCACGGACCTCAACTCGACCGCCAAGGAGAAGTTGATGGGCCTTCCCGACGAAGGCCAGATCAGCCTTGACCTTGTCTATGTCTCGACGGACATCGGGCAAGTCGCATTGAGGACGGACCGGGCTACGCGGACGAGGCGTGTTGTAAGCATAAAGCTCACGGATGGATCAAGTTCGCTTGTTTATGCTGACGCCTATTGCACAGGATTCAGCAT